CCCATCCGCGCCGTCCGCACCCGCTGCGCCCGCCGCGCCTTGCGCACCGCGAATATTGACCGCATCGGCAATCAGAATAACAAGACCTGTTGCCCCGACATATTTTCCGGTCGCCGGTTTCGTACCGCTGCCGCCTGTCCAATCGACAACTTGCAACACATTACGCGAGCCGTCCACGACAACGGCAAAAACCGGCGTCCATCCATTCGTCCCATTCGATCCGGGATTACCTTGCAGCCCTTGAATTCCTTCGGGGCCTGCCGATCCTCTGATATTCGTTTGGAATTCCCAATGGCCCGAAACTTTTTTGTAAATGTCATCCCCGACATTATCAAGATAAAGATCGGCATCCGTGCCAATAGAATCACTTGGCACCCCATCGCCGGTAAGAATATTTGCGCCCTCACCGACAAGCAATTGCCCGTCTTCGCCTGCCGGACCCGCTGGACCTTGCGGGCCTAAGATCGTCAAAATATATTCCCATGTCCCGTCTTGTTTTTGATACATATCAGCGGTATCGCTATCAATGTACCATTCATTATCCGCCCCAAGAGCGGAATCGGGCACGCCGGACCCTTGGTAAATATGCGCGCCCTCGCCGACTAACGTTGCCCCGTCTTCACCTTTTGGCCCACGCGGACCGCGTGCAATTACCTTCACTACGCCGGTCGGTTTTGGCGGAATGGGATTCACAATTCGTTTGATGACCTTTACTACAACGTCAGTCATCATTCAGCCCTCCGAGTCCGGTAATCACGCCGACAAGATAAACCTCTTGCCCGCCGGCATACCGAACTTCAACTTCGTAACGGGTATTGCGGCCTTGCGGAATTAAACGCGACTCCTCAACAGTCGGCGTCCACATGATTTCGGCGTTATCCGAATCAGATTCAAGCGTATCGTCGGCGAGCGATTTCCGAAACAAAAATTCCCCGTTAGCGTACAGGGTCAACCGAACATCTTCATAAGGCATGTTCGTTTCAACGCCTGCGTCATCCGTCGTCTTCAATTGAAAGACGAAAGGCGAAGTCGTTCCGCGAACAAGATCGAAATCATAAACACCGGGAGTCATGGCGTCACCTTTCGCCGTTCATCCAAGATCAAGAAAACTTCCCCGTCGTCCTGGCCATTGGGACTCGGCTTAAGCTTGTAATTCCGAACCGTCCAAAGCCATTCGTTCATTTCCAACGTTGCCCCAAGCAAATCTTCCAAGATTAACCCCCGGTCGATTAGCTCTTTGATTCGAAACGCGGCGGCCGGTTGAATGGTCGGAACTTCCGCATGGTCGCCAACTTCGACTCCAGTCGTTTTGTCCAACGCCGTAAGCGAATCATATTCGGCACCATTACCAAGTGTGAGTAATACGGTCACACCCTGCAAAGTGTAAATTGGTTCGTATAATAGAGATTGAAAATCAATTCCCATGTCACTCTTCCCAATTCCCGTATCCGGATGGCGGGGTATAGCTGTAGGCGCTCGCCCCGAAGTTCGCCGTTGTCCCAATATTCGGGGTACTCGCCGCCATGCCCGGCATCATCGCTGCGCCGGCAGATATGTAACTCGAATAATCGATTCCACCCGCGCCGGTCGCCGGATCGTCGGACGGACTACCGTTCCAATTTCCGTTATTCGTGCGGAACCATGCCTTCCGCGCGTCCAAGTCCACGGCCATGCAAAGAGTGTTGCCCACGATGTTCGTCAACACCGATCCGGGGCCACCGAAGTTGCTATAGATGACCGTTGTATAAACGATTGGACCCGCGCCGCCTTTGCGCAGTCCGCCTAGGCTCGCGCTCGCCAGTACCACACCGATGCCGGAGTCATTATCGTCCATGGCGTTGGCGGAAAACTCACAATAGAATTTTCCCGCCGTCTTGCTAAGGTTCGCCCGGACTCCGGTGAACCCATAGGCTCCGGAATCCGCCGTTAGATCGCCATTGGTCAATGTAATCGACGCCGACTTGTCGGCGGAATTCCAGATCGCCGGAACCAACGGAGCCGGCTCCGAAGACGGCATGGACGACGGGAAGTCGGACGCCGGCTCCGAAGACGGCATGGACGACGGGAAGTCGGACGCCGGCTCCGAAGACGGCATGGACGACGGGAAGTCGGACGCCGGCTCGGCTGCAAACCGAATCGCCGCTAAATCGGTCCGTCGCCGCGAACGTCCGCGCCCTCGCATTAGATCACCATACGAAAAAGATATCGGTCGCCGACGTATCGCTGCCAAGCCGTACCGCGTATGCGCGAATCGGCACGAACCCTTCCAAGTTCGGAACGGTCACGAATTCGGAGCCTTTGTAAGGTCGGAATTCAACGCTCCCTTTCGTTCCGACGTACAGCGTTGCGCCATTCGGGGCGATGATATCACCCTCGCCGGATACGGCCCGAACCCGGGTCGCGGGGGCCATTGAGCGCATCAACTCCCACTGCAAATCCTGCACTTTTGCTTTAGCCATGACCCGACTCCATCAGTTATTCCCATCTTAGACCGATCTGCGGTCCGGGCAATTAAGACTCTCTAATGCGTCGCACTATGCGGCATCAGCTTTGTTTCCCCGACGAACAACCGAATTTGCGTCGGTACTTCCGCAAAATTGGTAAAGCCAACGCAGATTACCTTCGTTCCCCACGCCTTGAATCGGGTTGTAAGGGTGTTTTCCAAGGATTTTTCCAATGACTTCAAATCCGACACTAATTCGGAAAGAGTCTTCTCCCGAACTTTTGCCGCAAGATGCGTCATGGCCGCCCCGTGCGTCGATTCCACAAAGTCTTGCACATTCTCCCAATGCTTCACGATATCTTCGATTCGATACCCGACGTTCGCGGAAAAGCAAACAAGTTTTTCGTCTTTGGTCACAACGGATTGAATCGGAAGTTCAATGAATTCGTCCGTCACGTCCGAAACTTCAATTTGGTGATAGACCCAAATTTTCAAATGGATTCCAGGTTCCAAAGAAATTGCATGACGCCCAAAGCGCCAGCGAACGCCGCGTTGATACGAACGCACGATCACAAACGGCATCAAAGCCATAAGATTGTTGAAAACAACTGTAACGAATGTTTCGCCCATGGTCATGACTCCTCTTGTTCGATTTTTTCTTTTGCGAGAAAATCAGTCAAAGACATTTTTGGCCACCATGGAATTCGACTAACCAAACTTGTGTTGATAACTTCCACCTTCCGTTTTGCCAAAGGTTCAACAATCAATTTCAAATGCGACATTTGCTCATTCCATGTCACATTACCCTGCCGCACGGGCCACCGATGTTTAGAATGATGATGCGATGCGCCATCGGACGCCCGACCCATGTCTGCACCAAGTAGGACTTCCCGTCGCGCGCCAAGATGGGACGCAATATTCATAGCGCCTTGCAAACTTGTTCGTTGCGAAGCCGTCGCGTCGCGATCTTCGGCAAAGCCGGGCGACCCATTACCCGGCACAACGCGACGAAGCTTCAAAAGCTTATCGCTCGAAACCGCACCCGAACAAGTCACAATCCGGCCAGAAAACTTTTTAAGTTTGTCGGCGTGATCCGTCCACCATCGGGCATCGCCGAAAAATAACAAATCAGCAAACGGGACTTTCTCGTAACTGGAATTGACCGCAATCACTTTGCGGCCTTTTAGACAATCGAGATTCACCCCACGCAAACTAGGACCACCCGCAACAATGAAAACAGTTTCACCACACCATAGCGGTTCAATCCGCCAACGGCCTTTCAATGGAAGTGGACGTGGTGAAAGGGTCGTAATCATGATTGCCTGTCCTATGCGAAAGGCCGCGCATTGCGATTGCGCGGCCTTCCGGATTTAGTCCCCGAGTTCGCCGGAGCCTTAGCCGGCCAGCGCGCGAACCAAGGTACGCGGGCGCAGACACAAGGGCAGCGGATTCTGCTGGACATGCAACTTGACCCAACGATTGAATTCGTTGTCAACGGCAAGCCGGGCGTAACGCGGCAGGCCGATGGTGTTGACCGTATCCATGAAATCGCCGGGCGCGAAATATTCGGCATACAAGCCCGGGACGCCAGTCAGGAACAACCGGCATTCGTCGGACGCGATGCCCACCTTGCCGATCATATCGCCGTCGCTCGCCTCTTCGCCAGTGATATCGTCGGTGCCGGCGTAGTTCTCAAAATAGATGCCGGCGAAGTAAAAGACACCGTTGGCGTAGTTGTCGCCAAGCAACTGTTCGGCGCGTTGCCACCCATTGGCCGTCGCTTTCACGGACGGATTCTCGATAAGCTTGTCCATGAAATTGTCGCCGCAGAAACCCCAAATCCGCGCCGACGCGGGAATGGTCATCTTGGCGTTACGCTTCATATAGCGCGACACGTTCATGCAACTAACGCGAACCGCGTCTTCGAAAGCCGCATCGGACGAATAGTCCGTCAGCTTGAAATCGAAATCCGCCGGCCGGTCCACACCGAACTTTTCGTACAGGTCCATCAGCGCCGAACCATCGGCATCGCGGATCACGCCCTTGAGCGCGCCCAAGCGATGATGTTCCAAGGTCAAGTCCATCTTGGACACGATCTTGCCCATTTGCTGACTGATGACCGTTTGGACGCCCGTCAGCACGTTGGACGATCCGAATTGACGGACGCCCTGCACTTGGCTTGCGCCAATGGTTTCCTCTTCCTTGATATGCGGAATCAACAGCGGGAAGAGCTTGCCCTTATCCTGTGTCTCTTGCGGAGCGGGGCCACCACGTTGCGAAACCGGAATGACCGAAAGCGCCGTGGCTTTCTGTTCGATAGTGATCGTTGACACCGGCACGCCCTCGCCGACGCCCTGGAAGCACAGTTCACCCGCGCGACCCGGCACGTTGTCGATATCGTTGACGGCTGCCACCATGGAAATCAGGCTAAAGGCGTCGTCCCCGAAGATATCCATCAAATTGTCCATTGTACGCTCCTATTCGAATTCCGTTTTGCCTTTTGCCTGTCTGATCGGCGACGCGCCGTATTACCGTTTGATGATGAACTTGGCCGCAAGCGCCGCGTCCAACGCGGCATTGGTGCCGGCCTGATCTTCACTCACGGTCGGATAGTGCAGCAAAGAGGCCACGACTTCGGCGACACGGGCAAGATACACAATCGGCACCGCGCCGTCTTCGGAGTTGTAGTCGCCGAAGGCAAGGCCGGCGAAATCTTCGTCCAACGAACCGTCCGTGGCGACCGCGCCGGTTGCCGGCACGACATTCTCGCCACTGAAAACAAGCGGCTGCCCGTCCACGACGGAATAGCCGGAAGCAAGCGTACCCTTGTCGAATGACAAGGAGTCCGCATTTTGCGTGGCGAGAAATTCGCCTTTATGTTGCCCTTCGGTCTTGCGGGGGGTGGTCATGATCGTGATCCTTCGTTACAGATCGGGTTTCCGGCGGGCCGCCTTACGCGGCAACCGATTTGCGATTCCACTTCGCATAAATTGCAAGCGGATCGAGAATGGTCTTGGATTCGCCCCCACCGACAACGCCGGTATTCCGGGCATTGATTTCGTCGGACGGCTTGGCATGTTGCGCGTCCACCTTGGCCGCCGCGCGACCGCGCGCCGTGGTCATGTCGTGTTTCTTTTTGCTACCGTTCTTTTCGGCCTTGAGGGCGTCCAGTTCGGCCAGCACGTCGGCTTCCGCCATATCCTTGGCGATGAACTCGGGCGCGCATTCCGGCAGCCCGGCGAGCTTGCAAAGCGCCGTGATCTTGGCATTTTGGGTTTTCATTTCGTCGCGAACCTGCGCACGGACCTGATCGGTCGAAAGCTCTTCGGCTTCGAAATCGTCGGTGGCAGCGGCGGGGCGCTTCGTCATGGCATTGACTCCTTTACGTGACCTTGCGCCATAACTCTTCGGCGCGTTGCGATACCGCGAAACATCAAAATAAGCCGCAATATTCATCGGCTTTTCGATCTTCGTGGCAAAACCCATTTTCAGCGCATCGTCCGCGCCAATCCACGTTTGCGCGTCCATCATACGCAAAAGTTCGTCCACCGGCATCAGTGTAGCATCGGCGTAAGCCGTTGCAATGTTCATTCGCATTTTTGCGACCGACTCGCCAAACTTGATAATTTGCGGCGACTCGCCACTGATGGACCCGACCGGATTGTGAATCATCATCGTGGCATTGCGCGGCATAATCCGTTCGTCGCCGGCCATCGCCACAACGCTGCCCATGGACGCGGCCAGCCCTTCAACCGTGACGATCTTGCGCGCGGGATGCCGCATCAGTGAATTGTAAATCGCGAATCCGGTGTAAACGTCACCACCATCCGAATTCACCGAAATCTTCAAAACCTTCGGCGTGCCGAGTGCGTCCAGACTGCGCTTGAATTCTCCAAAACCGATTCCGAAACCGCCAATATCGCCGATAATCGAAATATCAGCCGCGCCGTTTTCGGCGTTCCGCATCCCAAACCATGACGGCTTTTTTGTCTTCGGCATCGTCAGCAATCCCAAATATAGCGCCGGACTTTATTCCGACCCCGGGCCTTGCCATTTGGGGCCGCCCGCGATTGGTTTCCATTATTGTTCGGATTCTGCGCAGGGGCAATTAAGGTTTCGCCATCCGGGGAAATAACGACTCCGTTCGGAAGCTGAATGAAAACAAGCCCCATTTCGCTTGCGCGTTCTTGCGACGCGCGGATACGCGCGTCAACGTCCGCCGGCTCTTCGCCCATGCCTTCAATCACATCGTCCCGCGCCTTGAATCCACAATCCACCAAAAGCTTTTCGGCCATAACGTCTTTCAGTGGATCGATCCAATCCCATTTCGGAGTAATCCATTTTGTGCGGCGAAAGGGTCGGGGATTCTGTACGTAAGCCGTCACGTCCAGCGACGGAAGCGCACCGGCCAAAATCGCGGTGTCCATCCACTTTCGCCAGATCGGACGACAAAACTGAAAAATCATAACTGCATTTTGCATCATTTCGACACGCCGACGAAACGTAATCATGCCGCCGCGTTGCGACCCATACGAAGTTTGTTTCAGGTCGCCCGTGCCCTGAGAATAGGGCACACCAAATCCAGCCATCGCACGAAGCAACGTTCGGTATTCGAACGCTTCAAAATTTCCACCAACGTCTGCCGGTGTGGAAAACGTCACGTCTTGTCCATCTTCCAATTCAATCGTCGCACCCGGTTCCATAACGGCGTTGACTTGATTCGAAGTCGGCGTAACCGGAGTCGTCGGCGCTCCGGCAAATGGACCGGCGTCGGCTTCCTCGCCGGGCTTCCGCCTGATGAACGCCGCGAACAACGCCGCAACACGCTTCCGTTCCAATTCGGCGTCGTCATACAGATCAAGCATGGCCAGCGTGATAATGCCGGCGAGCGTATGCGGAATGCCGCGAATTTGTCCGGCACGGATCGGCTTGTAAAGATGCAAGACCTGATCGGCCGGAACGAAAACTTTTTCTGAATTGTTTATAAGAACGGCATTCAGAATTTCGCCGGGGTGATTCCGGTAAAACCAATACCCTTCACGCTTGCCGATGGCATTAAACTGGATTCCGCATTCGATCCGCCGGCCATTCCCCAAAATCTGATTGAAATCGGTGGGGCACATTTCAGCGGGAATCAATTGAAGTTGCATAGGCACCGAAAGTCCGTCCGAAAGGTAACGCTCACGAATGCGAATAAAGATTTCGCCCGCTTCAAACATTTCGCCGCCGATGATTGCTTGCTGGCCATAAAAATCGGTCAAGCCATCAGCATCCGATTCGTCCGTCCAATCCAAAAACAAGTTTTGAATTTCATCCTTCAACTCCGGATCGGAAACAAGGGAAGACGGCTTGATGCCATTGCCGGCGAACGCCGCCACAAACTCTTCCTTCGCCTGCGCTGCATACGGATTGTTCGTCGCAAGATAGCGCGAGCGCGCCACCGCATTTTTTCCGTAGGATCGAATTTGAGAATTGATTGCAAGCGCCGTTGTCGGAATCGCTTTCAGCCGGCGACCGGACCGGCCGGCGTCGAATGCAAGCTGAATAACATTTGATTTTTGTCCGGCCGTTGTTGCCATGTTAATCCCCATAGCCGCGCGAATCTTGCTGAATGTAATTTACTCGGGCACGCGGGGTTTCCTGGACGCCGGCAAGCTGCGCTTTCAAATCCGCAATGATCTGATTCACTTCGGCCAACGTTCGCCATTCCGTAATCGTCTCGCCGTGACGAATACGCTGGACGCCGGTATCACGGGCTTTTTGAAGCGCATCGATTCGCGCTTGAATTTGCAAAGCGGTCAACGCCATGGGGCAATCCTTCGGCCGAAAGGTTAATATAACCCCGGCGAAGCCTACAGGCGATTAAGGAATCAACCGACCCAACTAGACTTGCCCACGCGGAACCGGCCATTTGGCGGGGTTTGTGGAACCGGCTTCGCGGGCAACAATCCACCCGGCTTACTTTGTTCGGGTTGAATCACTGCAAGCATATTCGCCCGCGCCTCAAAATTAAATTTCCGCTCTTCAATCAACCCACGCAAAGCGCCATAACTGTAAACCCGGGCGTCCAACGCTTCGTTCGCGCGCCCGCGTTGCATGACCCATCGTTTGATACTGCGCCCGGCCTTATGCTCGAATACCAATCGTTCCGCCGTCAATTGTTCAAAATAGATTTCGGGACGATCATGTGGGAAGTGGGCGAACCCCGGACCCGGCGTATCGACAAGCAAGAATTCACGAATGGCTTCCTTCGCCGAATTGACACCAAGCAAAACCGGCTTGAACCCCGGGCGCGTCCGCTTAGGATCATATCGCGTCTTTGGAGGCCAAACGACTTCCCATTTTCCGTCACGTTCGGACCGGCCTTTAATGGCCCAAACATTTCTTTTCATCCGGGGCGCGCAAAATTTGTAAACCGCTTCCGTGCTATGACCGCCGGAATCAACGCACGCCGCTTCAATTCGGAACGCGCGCCCAAAGCGGTCCTTAAATATTTTTTCCAAAAGATACCGATCAAGTTCGGCCCAAAGTTCGGGGCGTGCTACGTCGCCCGCAAAAACCCGGTAATCGAGCGACCACGATTCAAACCCAAGGCCCCACCCGGTCGCCTCAAGTTCGAGTCGCCCTTCGTTCGCCGTTCCACCTGATTGTACGTCCACCCCGACCGTAACAACCACTACCCCGTCCGGAGCTTCAAATTCAAATTTCTCTTTCCTTTCCGTCAGACTATGCGTCTCAATCTTGCGCATGGCCTGCAATGCATAGGGAATCCCAAGTTGTGTATTATAGAAAACTTGTTTTGCCTCCGGATCGGTTTTGGAATTAATCCAGTTTTCCGCCAATTCCATAACCGTCGTTTTCGGATTATAGAGTTTGGACGCCTGAAAGCCGGCGTGCCGATTGGACACCGCGCGTTTCCCACATTCGGAACATAGCGCGTAACCGCATTGGGCCTCTTCGTCCCAATCCCAATTGCGTGTCCGCAAAGGTTCCTGCGCCACCTTGCAACAAACGAACGGCCGAGTCTGAAACCACCGAATTCCGTATTTGGTGGTGACCATGCGGAGCCGATGCGATTCAGTCCATTGCTTTTCCTCTATCGGCTGCCGCGTGGTCGGTTCGATTCCGCATTGCTCACAATAGAGCGCAGCCGTCATTGGGAAGTGTTCGCCATCGTCACCTTTTTGCCAATGCACGTTGCGGAAAAAATCTAGCGTCTGCCAATGACCGCAGTGTGGACATTCGACAAATGGCCGGCGTTGATCCGACTCCAAATAAGATTTTGCAATCCGTGACGCCCGTTCGGTGCCGGCGTCGGCTTCCCACGTCGGCGAGCAACACCGAATCTTTAGACGATTGCCTTTGAATGTTGCCGTGCGCTCTTCGGCGAGCAACACCGGGTCGCCTTCCTTCGTGGTTTCGTACTTGTCTATTTCGTCCAGCAACGTGACCGAAATCGCCCGCATGGCGAGTTCGGTGGGCGAGCCGGCATAAGCCAACGCCAAAAACCCGCCGGGGAATTCTTTGTAGGCCAACGTATCTTTTCCGCCGCGCGCCCGGTCGCTAGTCAGCATCTTGAGAACTGGCGTTGCGCGGGCCATCGGCGCAAGCCGCTCTTTGGAAAACTGAGTCACCACGTCTTCTTTCGGTTCCACCAAAAGCATGGGACCGGGTTTCATATGAGCATGATAACCAATCGTATTCAAAAGAAGTTCGGTCTTGAGCGTTTGCGTGGCAACCATGCACGTAATCGTTTCCACGCCGCGTTCGGTAACCGCCATCATCGGACCGCGCGCCACTTCAAACCGGGCCGTCCGCCACGCCCCGCCCACGGCCGAAGTTGCCGTGGTCAACTTCCGGTGTGTATCTGCCCAATCCGGAAGGTTCATCGTCGGCTTGGGATAAAAGATTCGCGTCTTCAAAGCCGCAAGCTTGACCTGAAACAATTCGAACGCACTAGGATTCGGCTGCCATGTCATCCCAAGTTTCCTTTTTAGTGCCGGCCAAGTCCGCGAATGCATCCGCAATCATCGCCTTGACTTCCTCTTTTTGGTCGGGAGTCAGGCCCACAACGGATTCAGGGATTGCATCCATGCGCGAGCGCACCACTGCATAGTCCTTGGACACAAGGTCAATCACCGCATCCACTGTCAAAATTTGTTTTAGCTCTTCGGCATAGCGAAGCTCTTTAATTTGGATATCGATTTCTTTTTCTTTTTCGCGGGCTTCCACGATCTTAGTTCTTGGTTGTGCGGGCGGACCATCGCTGCCAAAAACTTCGTCCAGCTTCGTACCAGCGATTTCGGATACGGTGCAGAATTCCAGATCGGCCGCCGCAGCCATTCGGTCCATCGTCTTGGTTTCGACGCGGACCGAAAGGTGGGGCCTCTGCCCGGTCGCCGGTCGCCCTCTTTTATTCCCCGTCGCCATTGCCGAGTCCTTTTTCCACCAATTCCCGAATCGCCTCAACGCGGCTGATGAAACGTTCGGCCGCGTAGGCATCAATCCGCGCCATCGTCGCGCGCAAAAACCGCATGGTCACGGACGGGTTTTGCCCGCTCGCCGGTCGCCCGCGTTTGGCCTCGAATTCGTCCGCCATGTTGAATTTGTAACGTTGGAAATTCGAAGTGGCAATTAAGAATTTTCAACGTTGGAAAATCAAAGTTGAATTTCCAACGTTGGAAAAGCGAGTCAATCAGTCAGATAGTACACACTCCGATTTTGCC